GCGCGGAAGCCTTCACGAAGGAGGGCCTGTCGCCCACGCTCGTCATCTACGACGAACTCCACGCGGCGCCCACCGATGAACTCTGGAACGTCATGACGCTGGCGCAGGCTGCCCGCCGTGACGCCCTGACGCTCGGCATCACCACCGCCGGGGTCCGTACGGACTCCACGGGCGGCGACTCGACGTGCTACCGGCTGTACCAGTACGGGCAGAAGGTGGCCTCGGGCGAGGTGTCCGACCCGTCCTTCTTCATGGCGTGGTGGAAGTCCGGCGACGACGACGACCACCGCAACCCGAAGAACTGGCTCCCCGCCAACCCGGGCTTCGGCGACCTCCAGGACCCCGAGGACTTCGACTCCTCGGTCAAGCGCACGCCCGAGAACGAGTTCCGCACCAAGCGCATGAACCTGTGGGTGAGCGCGCAGACCGCGTGGCTGCCGTCCGGCTCGTGGGCTGGCCTGCGGAACGCCCCGGCGCCTGACCCGTCCGAGGACATCGACGTGGTGCTCGGCTTCGACGGTTCCTTCTCCGGTGACTCGACGGCACTCGTCGGGGTAACGGTGGAGGCCGAGCCGCGCATCTGGCTGGTGCGCGCGTGGGAGAAGCAGCCCACCGATACCGACGACTGGCGGGTGGACATTGCGGAGGTTGAGGCGGTCATCGCTACCGAGTGCGGCCTGCGCCGCGTCATCGAGGTGGCGTGCGACCCGTTCCGGTGGCAGCGATCCATGCAGGAACTGGCCGCGACCGGCCTGCCCATCGTGGAGTACAACTCGTCCAGCCCGGCGCGCATGGTGCCGGCGACCGCGAAGTTCTACGACGCGGTGATGAGCAAGGGCGTCACGCACGACCACGACCCGACGCTCTCCCGCCATCTCGACAACTGCGTGGTGAAAACGGATCGCCTCGGGCCGCGTATCACCAAGGAGCACCGCAATAGCCCTCGGAAGATCGACTGTGCAGTCGCAGCAGTCATGGCCTTCGACCGGGCCACTTGGGTGCGGGAGCACGAACCGCCCGCCCCGACCGTCATGTTCTTCGCCTAGGAGGCGCTGTGGCATCGCTTGTGTTCCAGGCCATCGGCGCCGCCTCGGTTACCGCAGGCTTCGCCCTGCTCGCCCCGTTCGCTGGCTTCATCGCCGCTGGTGTCCTGATGATCCTGCTCGGAGTCGCCTTGGAGAGGGAGGGCCGATAGATGGCGTTCGCCTCCCTGTTCGGTGGCTCCCGCGAGGAGCGCGCCCTGACCCCGACCTCGCTGTTCCTGTCGGGCATGATGCTGCCGTCCACGACGGCGGCGGGCGTTCCCATGTCGCAGGACGCAGCCTTCCGCGTCAACGCGATCTTCGCCTCGGTCAACCTCATCGCTGACTCGGTGGCGATGCTGCCGCGCGACACCTACACGACGGAGGGCACCGACCGCGTGCCGTTCCGCCCCCGCCCGGCGTGGATCAACCAGCCGGACGTGGACGGCGGGACGTGGCAGTCCTTCATCCAGCAATGGCTCGTGTCCAAGTTGGTCTCGCACGGCGCCTGCATCCGCATCCTGCGCGACGGTGCCGGCGACCCGCTGGCGTTCGCTGTCCTGGACCCCGCGCGGGTGGAGCCGAGGCGCGACGAGCGCAGCGGCGTCATCTACTACGAGATCGACAACGGCTCCTCGCGCGTCGAGGCCAAGGACATGATCTACGACTGCGAGCTCATGCGGCCCGGTCAGATCAAGGGCACCTCGCGCGTGGATGCGCTGCGGGAGACCTTCGGACTGACGCAGGCTCTTGAGACATTCGCGTCGAAGTTCTTCGGCTCGGGCTCGACCACCTCGGGAATCATCGAGGCGCCCGGCGAGGTCACCGAGGATCAGGCCGAGAAGATCAAGGATGCGTGGGAGAAGGGCCATCGTGGCCTGCGCAACGCGCACCGGCCCGGCATCCTCTCCGGTGGCGCCAAGTGGGTCAAGACGGGCGTGGACCCCGAGGCCGCCCAGATGCTCCAGTCGCGTGAGTTTGCGCTGGAGGAGGTCGCCCGCGCGTTCAAGATTCCGCCCGCGATGATCGGCTCCCAGAAGCCCGGCAGCACGGCGTACAGCAGCCGCGAGCAGGACGCGCTCCAGTTCGTGACCCTGACCCTGCTGCCCTACATCACGTCCATCGAGTCGCACCTGTCGCGCCTCATGAAGCCCGGCGTCTACATCAAGATCAACAACGACGCACTGCTGCGAGCGTCCCTGACGGATCGCTTCGCGGCGTACTCGCAGGGCATTCAGGGCGGCTTCATGACCATCAACCAGATCAACCGGCTGGAGGACTGGCCGAGCGTTGTCGGTGGCGACGAGTACCGCGTCCCGCTGTCGAACGTGAACCTGGATGCCGCATCGATCATGGCCGAGGACAAGCGCGTCGGCATGGCCACGCGGCTCATCAACGTCGGCTTCGACCCGGCGCAGGTGCTCGCCGCGTTCGACCTCCCGCCGATGACCCACACCGGCCTGCCGAGCGTGCAGTTGCAGGCGCCCGCCAACGTGGACCCGAACAACCCGCAGGACCTGTACCCCGTTCGCTCGCTGGACGAGGAGACCCCATGACCCAGATGTTCGAGGTCGTCATCAAGGCGACCGGCGAGGTGCGGGACGCCGAAGGCAACCTGATCTCGTCCACCCCCATCGAAGCCCGAACCACCATGACCGCCGAGCAGATCGCGGAACTCACCAAGGAGACCCCATGACCGTTGGACTTGCCGCTACGGCGGTCAATGGCTGGCTGGACGGCACCTTCGCCACGGCCACCTGCTTCGTGAAGCTCCACACGGGTGACCCCGGCGCGTCCGGTGCCACCGCTGCCGCTGCCGGGTCCACGACCCGCGTGCAGGCGACGATGGCCGCTGCCTCGGCGGGCTCCAAGGCGATGTCGTCAATGGCGTCCTCGTGGACGAACGGCGGCACGACGGAGACCCTGAGCCACATCTCGCTCTGGTCGGCGTCCACCGCCGGCACGTTCAACGGCAGCGCGGCCCTGACCGCCTCGCAGGCTTGGGCCAGCACGAACACCTTCTCGCTGACCAGCCTCTCGATTGCCATCACTCCGATTGCGGCCTAGCCCATGATGATCCTGACGACTGCCGACATCCTGCGGGTGGTGACCTCTGCCGCCGCTGACGTGGACTGGGTGACCACCTACGTCGATAACGACGCGGGCACGGTCACGCCGGGACGCAACGCGCCGAATGCCTCGATCACGACGGCGACGACCACGACCGTGGTGGCGTCCCCTTCGACGGGTCAGCGCGCCATCAAGAGTATGTATTTCCGCAACGAGAGCGCGACGACGGCAACCGACCTCACGATTGAGTATTTCAACGGCACCTATGCCTCGGGCATCATGAAGGTGTCCCTCGGAATTGGCGAGTCGCTGACGTACGACGCAGAGGGTTGGACGCGCCGCAACTCGGCGGGCATCTCCATCGAGGGTTCGAACTCGGGCGCCTCCGATGTCCAGGTGTTCACCGCGTCGGGGACGTGGACGAAGCCGACCACCTTCACCCCGAAGATCGTCATTGTCGAGATCATCGGCGCAGGCGGCGGCGGCGGCGCGGGTGGCAGCTTGGCGACCGCGACGGTCTGTAAGGGCGGCGGCGGCGGTGGCGGCGGCGCGTGGACTCGCGGCGTGTTCCGCGCGGACGACCTCGGCGCGACTGTCACGGTGACGTGCGGCAACGGCGGCACGGCGGGCGCTCGCGGCGCTGCTGGTGCGCTCGGCGGTGACGGCGGCGTCGGTGGCAACTCCACCTTCGGCTCCTTCCTGACGGCCTACGGCGGCGGCGGTGGGCGCGGCGGCGCGATCTCCAACGCAGTCACGGGCGGCGGCGGCGGAGGCGGCACGCTCGGCGTGGGCGCTACCGGCACGACCTCGGGCGGCACCGGTGGACTCCCCACCTCTGCCGGACCGGGCATCGCAGGCCAAGGCATCACGGGCTCGGTGGCGGTCTCCACGACGCATAACGCTGACTGGGGCGGCGGTGGCGGTGCTGGCATCGCGGCAACGCCGGTCACGTCCTCGCTCGGCGGCTCGTCCATGCGCGGTGGCGGCGGCGGCGGTGCTGGCGGCTCCCACTCTTCCACCCCATCGAACGTTTCCGGCGGCGCTGGCGGTCGCTCAGGCTCCTACGGTGCAGGCGGCGGCGGTTCCTACGGAACTGACGGTGCATCCCCCACGGCGGGCTCAGCAGGCGCCGCAGCCACGACCTACAGCGGCGGCGCGGGCGGTGGCGGTGGCGGCACGACTGTCACGGCATCCACGAATGGCGCTGACGGTGGCGCAGGCGGCAACGGCGGCGGCGGTGGCGGTGGAGGCGGCGCTGGCATGAACCCCGGCCTCGGCGGCAACGGAGGCGCTGGCGGCGGCGGGTACTGCGTCGTCTACACATTCGGCTAGAAGGTAGGTCGCCATGCGGTTCATAGGCGACCCGTATCTCTACATCACGGGCTGGCTCGACCACGACGCATCAGTCGAGGGAATGCTGGACCCGATCCTGGCACCCGACGCGGGTGGCGGCGGATCGTTCAACGGCACCGCAGCACTAGCAGCCACCGGCACCATCACGGCGACAGGCACGACGGCCACCGGAACCGGGGCCACGCTCAACGCCACCGACACGATCACAACCACGGGCGTCGTCGGCAAGTCCTCGGGCGCGAGCATCGCGGCGACCGACAGCATCACGGCAGCGGGCGCCATCGGCTCCACGTCCACGGCAGCCCTCGCTGCTACGGACACGATCACCGCGACCGGCCTCGTCGGCAAGGTCTCGGGAGCATCTCTCGCGGCCACGGCGTCGATCACCACCGCAGGCAACATGGCGGCCAGTCGGGGCGCTAGCCTCGCGGCCACCGACACGATCACCGCCGCTGGTCTGGTTGCCACCTCCAGCGGGGCCAGCCTCTCGGCCACCGGCACCATCACGGCAGTCGGCACGGTCGCCACGAGCAGCGGCGCGAGCATCACCGCCACCGCGACGATCAGCGCGGACGGCACGGCAGCAGGCAGCGGCGATTTCACGGGCACGGCGGCACTTGCGGCCACCGCGACGATCACGGCCACGGGCACCGTTGCGACTGCCTCGGGCGCCACGGTCACCGCCACGGCGACGATCACCACGGCGGGCACGGTCGGCAAGCTGACCGGCGCCACGCTGGCCGCTACTGCCGCTCTCACGGCCACAGGCGCGATGGCAGCGGCTTCCGGTGCATCGCTCCAGGCCACCGCGAACATCACCGCTGCGGGCGTCGTAGGGGTTGTCGGAAGCGCGGCGATCAGCGCCACGGTGACCATCGCAGCGGCAGGTGAATCCGCAGTCGCTCCGACCATCGACAACGTGGTCACCGCCACCCTCGGCAACCGCCGATACGGCGGCGACACCGGAGCCC